CTGTCATAAAATTTTCAAAATCTTCTTCAAAATCTTCATACGAAAAATACTCTTTAGGATTCTGTAGTCTTAATTTTACTGGATATACTTGCCCTGCCTCATATTCTCCATCTCCTGCAAAATAACTAGCAACATCTGGGTCTTCACTAAAAAATGTACCTACATCTTGTATGCTAGGTGTATCGCCTTCATAATCACTTTTATCTAAAAATTCTTTGATAGGTGCGCCTTCTTCTTCAACTAATATTTTTCTAGGCACACCATCATAAATAGCTTCTACTGGATTTATGGCTACCTCTTGTCGTGTGCCGTGATAAGCATCAGTCTCAAAACCTAAATCTTTTGCTCTTTGTAATCTATCTATTTCATCTTGTGATACTAAGGCACCAGTTTTTTCTGGTATCTTATCTAATGCCTCACCTAATGCTTTCATTAATATACGTGTTTTTGACATTTACCAAGCCTTACATGACCAATATCTAGCTGTTGTCTTATCTGTGGCAGTATCACAATTATGCCTTGCTCTGAATGATTTTCTTCTAGCAGGTGATGTTTTCTTTATTCTCATATTAGGGTCGCCAAATGTAATCTTTTTAACCTTGCCTTTATCCATTACAAAGACCATAGACTTCTTTTTACCATAAGATGGTTCGCCTTTTCTTATTCGTCTAGGTTTATTTAAGGTTACTTTTCTGCCTTTATATTCAGCCATTATTTACCTTTATGAACCTTTTGAATTTCGAAAGATGCCTTTTTACTTGAGCCTTTATGTGGTTTATAACCTCCTGCAGGGTCTTTCATTAATTTAAAAGATTTGCCATTCTGCATCCAGTGAAAACCTTTAGGTGCTTCTACTGCCTTTTTTGCCATCTTTTTTCTCCTTCTTTGCTTTTAAATCTTTTTTTGCATTTTTAAATATACTTGCGACCCTTGTTTTCCCCATTACTTTTGCTCTTTGTTCACCGACAGTAAGTATTTGTATCTTTCTCGCATATGGTTTATTGATTCTTTTAACTTTTCTAACGGTGGCTTGGGCATCTGTTGGCGTTGCGAATTTGATGCTAACTGTGTCCTTAGGGTTTTCATCTGTGTAGAGTCTTCTGTCGCTCCCTTTCGGTTTTTTCCCTGTACCAACTCTTGGGTCTTTCTTCTTCTTAGGCACTTTTCTTCTTCTTACCTTTTCCTAGCAAATCTTTATCTGCCTTACGAGCTCCACCTTTTCCCGTAACAAACGAGCGAACGCGGCCCATCGCCCATTGATGTGCTGATGTCTTAGGTCTACTACCACTCGAATAATATGCACCTAACCCTCTTTTATAGACCTTGTCTAACTTTTCTTTTGAGAACCTACCTGCTCCCGGTATAGATGAATATTTACCTGATTTTTTCTTTTTAGCGGTGCTTTTCTTTTTGGTTTCTGCCATTATGATTTGCTCCTTTGTTTACTTATTTTATCCATTTGAGCTTTGGTAAGTTTACCTTCTCGATAAAGCTTTGCTGTTCTTCTTATTTCTCTTTCTCTTGCCTTAGGGTTCTTTGCACCTGCGAGATATTTTTTAGGTGTACCCTTTTTTGTTTTTGCGACAGGTTTAAACCTTCTTTTTGTTGGTTTTTTTGCCATTCTTTTTCTTCTTTCTTAATTTAGCAAAGTCTGCACCAGTTATCTTTGTTCTAGGTTTTGCTACTCTTGCTAATGCTTTTTGTTTTTTAGAATATTTACTAAATGGCATTACATTCCCTCTCCAAGACTTTGTAATTCTTTCATTAACATCAAACCTTGTATTTGTATTTCTTTTACATCTGATGCCATCATATCTCTTATTGTTGGTTCAAGATTTGCATAACCAACACTATCTAGTAAATCTTCTAATTTCATTAAAGGTAATTCAGCTTTTTGCATTCTTTCTTTTGGCAAGTCTGCAAGAGCACCCATTTTTTTAGAAGTGCCGGGCATTACATTACCTTTGGTCCCATAGGTCCCAACATCTCATTCATCATTTCGTGAGCATTACCAGAGTCCATTTTAATAATCTTAACTTTCATATCGCCATGTTCTTCTTCCATTTCTTCATCTTCATGTGGAAGCATCATTGTTTGATGGCAAAGTAATAAAAAATTAACTAATTGCTCATCTGTTAGTTCTAGGCCTTCCGCGTCTCTTGGGAAGCCCATCTTTTCCATAAACAACTCTTCGTTTCTCTCCATGTTGCCTACTTCGACTTGGTGTTCCATTTTTTTCTCCTTTTGGTTTTATAAATAGACCTATTGAATAACATATTGCTTCTCCAATAAATTTGCCTATTTTAATTGAAAATCTATTTTTACCTACCTTACCTTCTGATAAATCAAATGCCATTTGTTCTGCCCATGCACACGCAATTGGTTTTATAATTTTAAAAGTAAGACCTTCTTTCCTCATTCTTTCTGCTATTGGTTTTCCCCAAGTAGCATATCCGTTATATATTTTTCTATTTACCTGTTGACCATATCGTTGGTCATATTTGTAAATATTTATAGGTAGTATATTCATTTCGTATAAAACTGTACATATAAAAGTTCCCTCTGCATCTGCACTTTCACCTTGATTTTCTAGGGTTACTGCTCTTGCAAAGTCTGGGTCATATAAACTTTTGCCTGTTGTTTCATCAACAAGATTTGTAATATTAGATTGTGTAATTTTATCTTCTGCAAAATCACTCACAGATTTTAGATTTGCATCATACATATCTTGCGCTTCTTTAAATCTGCCTTGTTCTTCTAGGTCATAAAAGCTTAATCCATCTGCTGAGGGTGCTCTTGATGCCATTTGTTCTGCAAAACCTCTGCTTTTAAATGGTTGTGTAATATATTGTTGAGTAAAACCACCTGTTCTATCATTCAATTCATCTAATTCTGATTTTGTAAATCTAGGTGTTTGTATAGGTGCCAAATCTAAATCTGGTCTTTTACTGGCAATGTAATTTTGTATATCATCACGAGTAATATTAGGTTCTGTAGAGAATGGGTCGTTGGCTTTAAATTGTTTAATTTCGTTAATAACTGCATTTGTTGCACTAGAACCAGTACCTGCCCTTTTCATTGTTGCACCAAGTCCTGTATCTAATGTATTAGCACTTAAAGAATTAAGTAGATTTGTTGCGGCACCTTCTGTTTGAACCTTGCCTATTGCTTGACCAAGCACTGTCAAATCACCAAGAGGTAATGCACCAAACACAGTTTCTGGTCTTAGAGTAAAATCAATGCCAAAATTAGAAAGAGGCTTAAAACCAGCCTCTTCTGCAAGTATACCTTGTTTTAATGTGCCTACATCTTTTAATGAAAATGGTTCTTTAGCCATTTAAAACCTATGTTCCCATACCTGTCTTTTGCATGTCCATACTTTGTGTTCTATCTGCTCTCATATCGTCTCGCATAGCAGGTCTTTCCATTGGTAATGCCTGTAATGCTCCACCTCCCATTGTTGCACCAACTGCACCTTCTACCATGCTTTCTGGTACTGTACCCATGACGGCCTCCATAGCATCTTCTAACGATATACCCATAGTTGTTAATGCTTCTATTGCCTCTCTATCTGCCATAGTTAGACCTGACATGGCATCATCTCTAATATTTCCCATATCATCAAAAATTCTTTTACCTTCTTTAGTGACCATATTACCATCTGGCAATTCCATAACCTCGTTTTCACGAACAACACTTTTTGGGTCTAAGGTTTTCATCATGTCAAATACTGCAGGTGTTCCGCCCATCATACCACTCGGTCTTGCTGGATTAACTATTGATGGGTCATCTTTCTCCATGCGTTTCATCATATCTCTATAATTTTTTGTGCCTTTATCCATGTGTCCCGGCATTTTAGCCTCCTTGTTTTGCTATGTTTTTTTCTCTAATAATCTGAAGTTCTTGCTCTAACTTCATCATTTTACCTTGTAATTCTTGGTTCAATTTGGCTTGTTCAATAGCTAAATCTTGTTTAGTTTCTGCATCTTTAATAGCCATATCTTGTTTCGCCTTTGCCGCCTCAATTTGCAGTTCTTGTTGTGTCTTCATCTGCAACATTTGTTGTTCTAATTGTGCCAATTGTTGTGCGAATTGTAAAGGATTTGCTTGTTGACCTTGACCCATATTTGTAATCGCAGAGATTTGTGCCATTTGAGGTGATTGTTTTACAACCTCTGCGGCTCTTTGTGATATTTGCATATCTAACTCTGGCGATAAATCATCAAATTTAAATTTAGCATCTCTAATATCTGGTAATGGTGCTAGTTGCATACCTATCGCTGTCTGCATTCTTTGTCTGTAGAGTAATGCAATATGTTCTGCAATATGTGCAATTAAAATAGGTTGTAGGTTTCTTGCACCCGGATTACCACCTAATGATGGGTCTTGTAAGAATTGCATATGTACGTTTATATGAGCATCATGGTCTTGTTCTGGGAATGCTCTAATAGGTTTACCATACATAATAGACATATTCTCGTCTACAGGGTCTAAACGACTTGCTTCTTCTGGTTCTTTTAATACCTCACCAATATTTGGTATTCTTAATGCCTCTAACATTCTTTTATGTGTATCGTACATATCATAAAGTTGAGGTGCTGATTGTGATAATTGAAGAACAGATTGTGCTTGTGCTATTCTCTGTGCAGTACTGAATACGTTAGGGTCTGAAACAGGTATAATATCTATCGTACTATCAAAATCTGTAGATAGTATTCGTTGTGTTACACCTGATATTGCAAATTCAAATTGTTCTGGTAAAAATTTAGAATTTAATTTAGCAATTAATTTAAATTCTTGCCCTTGTGAATAATGTAATCGTTTGTGTATGGCACTAAACGCCTTACTACCTTGTTCTATAAGGGCAACTGTTGAACCTACTGGTGCATTAGGGTTGACATCTCCAACATTTAAATCTGCTGTACTTGCAAATCTCTGACCTGCCTGTACGATTGCATTCATTAAATTAAATAATGTTCCTGATGGTTCTTTAAATGGTAATGGCATAATTGCTTTATTAACATCATCTACTGTGGCATCTAAATCTGCAAACTCACCCGGATTAACTTGCAATTCGCCACCTGTAACTCTACCTTTTAATTTAAATCCGCCTTGCATATTACTGAAAGCCGCAGAATCTAATAACGCCCTTAATGAGCCTGTCGCCGCTTTTCCAAGACCACCTATTAAATGATATAAACCAAATCCGTAGAAACCTGTTCCGGGTAAAAATCTGTAAGATACAAAATAATCAAGTCTTAGTTTCTTTTCGTCTTTTTCTTCCCAGTTTCTTCTTATTGATACAATCTTTTGTGAATCATAATCTATTGTTACAACATAGGGAAATGCAACCATATCTTTGTCATAATCTTCATCGTCTGTTTCTATACCATCAAGACCATCAAATGTTTCGTATACGTGCATTTCAATTAATGTAACTGTCTCGTTGTGTTCTTCGTCTCCGTAAGATGAAATACCTTCAATCTCTTCGCCAATATTACCAGCAGGGTCATAATCACTACCCACATATTTAATAGGTAAATAAAAACCACCTTGAACATAACGATTATAGTCGTTTCTTGGCATTCTAATGATGTGAGAATATCTTATAGATGTCATTAAATCTTTACTGTCTGGTGCGACAATGAAATCTTCTGCCTTTACAAACTGAGAACATTGTCTACCTAAATTTGTATCATAATACACTTTTTTAAAGGCATGACCAATTAGTGGTAACTGAAATAACATTGTATCTAAATCAGGAAAATATTCAGGCATTTCTTGTGTTATTTGGTAGTTCATATAATCACGAACTCGTCTTGCTTGGTCTTCTAATTCTTCTGTTGGTTCACCAATTATTGTTGTTTTTACTGGTCCACCTGACGGATATAATTCAGCGATTGCTCTTGCATTGAACTGGGTTGCGGCCTCAGCAATCATTGGGTGTACAACTGTACTTAATCCTCTTGTTGCTCTCTGTTCTTCTTCTTCTGTTAATCCGCCATCAGGTTCTAGTGTTTCAAGACCTTGTTTGTATCTATCTTCCCATTCTGACCTAGCTTCTTTGTCGCTTTCAAAGGCTTCTAATAAATCTTGTGCCTTTCTTGCAGATTCATTGTCATCTATTTGTTCTGCAAGGTTTTGGTCATGTTCGCTTGTAAGTTCTACTACTTCGTCTAATGATGCATCGCCAATAAGAACATCATTACCTATCTGTTCAACTTCTAAATTGTCTGCTGGTGCACCTTCTGCGAAAGGTATTACGTTTGGTTCTTTAGCCATATAATGTTAACCTCTTTTGTTCTTCAACGTCTTCGTCATCTGCGTCGCTTGAATGTGTTAAAAACCAACCTTTTCTTAATCTTAACCATGCTTGAGTGCATGTGTCTACTATATCATCATTATTACCTGTTGGAAAGGCAGAACATATATCTATTAAATCTTTTGCCCATCTCTTACCTGCAGGGTACCATATTCTACCATCTTCAAGCAAGGCAGAACTTGCATGTGCCCTAGCTTGTTTATCTCTATCTGGTGAATATTCTAAAACTGGTATACCAGCCATTCTTAAATCTTGTATTAAACTTTGACCACTTGCTTTCTTTTCTATTAACACAACATCTGGCTCATAATCTTCGTATGCCTCTTGTGCAATCGCTCTTAACTCAGGGTAAGAAACCCTATCGTACCACATATCAATAACGATAGCATTATAATATCCATCTTGTTTAAATACTCCCCATGTTGTTCTAGCACTATAAGAACTATTTTCTTTTGTACTAAATGCTGTATCGTAAGATTGTATCATGTATTCTATGTAAGGCAAATCTTCCTCTTGCCATTCACTCCACCATTCTGCCCTTAATATACCACCACCTCTCGGCATTGGTCTTTGTTGTAATTGACCTGCAGAACCATAAGAGCCGAGACTTTTTTCAAGATTAGTTAATGTTTTATCGTCTATTCTATCTGGCCATAGTAATTCGCCATCTTCTTCTCGTGGGTCTATAAAACCTAATGTTGAGCGACTAATGGTTGGGTGCGTAGATTCGTACCTTGCTGGTAAACATAAATGGTCCCAATCTTCAAATTCATTTGCCAATATATGACCAGTTAAATCATTTTCATGAACCCTTTGCATAATTATAATAAATGCACCATTTTTAGGGTCATTCAATCTTGTTTGCATGGCTTGGTCCCACCAATCTAATACACCTTGCCTTACAAGACCTGATTCTGCCTCTCTTACATTGTGTGGGTCATCAATTACAATAATATCGCCACCCTCACCAGTTAATGCACCATCTACAGATGTAGCAATTCGCATACCTGTTTTGTCATTCTCAAACCTTTGTTTCTGATTTTGGTCTGTAGTGAGCGAGAAACCATCGCCAAAGGTTGTCTTATACCATTGACTATCTATCAATCGCCTACATTTAACACTATCTCTTATTGATAAAGAACCTGCATAACTAGCATATAGAAATTTTTTGGTAGGGTC